TTGTCAAGCAAGTTGGCAAGAAAGAATATCTCTACAAGTGCAAAGACGCGCCGCTCAACAGCTTCTGCAACTCAGGCCTATGTCGCACACGGAAATTTGGTATTGGAACAAACGGTCCTGATGCGCCTCAGATAGCAGCGCTGTCCAAGTACGCCAGTGAGCCGCCCCTGTGGTTCCTTGATGTCAATGGCCGCCGTGTTGAATTAGATACCGAAAGTCTTTTTACACAAGTGGCTTTCCAAAAAGCTTGTTTAGAAAAGCTCAACGTGCTGCCGCCCACCTTGCGCAAGCAAGATTGGGAACAACTGCTGAACGCCCTTCTTAAAGAGATGGTGGAGACAGAGCAAATTACCGACGCACCAGAGGATACAAGTATCACTGGCCGCTTTATGGATCTGCTTGAAGAGTTCACAACGCACATGCAAGAAGCAATGGATCGCGAAGAGATGCTCATGGGCCGCCCATGGACGGATATCGATGAGGCGAAAACCTACTTCCGGATCAAGGACCTCGAAGCACACCTGAAGCGTAACAACTTCATTGGCCTTACGGCTCCGAAGATGGCTCAGCGCCTTCGCGACATGGGAGGAGAGCCCATTCCGCTTTTCCTCAAAGGCCGTACTGTGCGCTGCTGGCGTATTCCGCGCTTCCAGAAACAGGATGCACCTTTTGAATCACAAACCAAACGCACTATAGGGAGCCCATTCTGATGTTAAAAATTGATGGACACGACGATGCCGTTATAGGCCCTGCATTGGTCTGGGGTAATGGTGAGCGTATATATGTTTTGGTATACAACGCAGAAGCCATCCGCACAACGCTTGTGTTTCGCGATGGCATGAGTGCTGAAGAAGCCCGCGAATACATTGAGTTCAACATTGAGGGCGCTTACATGGGCCCCGACACACCTATCCTTGTTTGGCCCGACGACCTGTGGGACGAGGAGTATGACTGATGAAAACAATAATTCATGTCAACCAACACGTTGTAAAAGCCAACAAGAAAAACGGGACTAACGATCCTGTGCTGACGGTTAAAACGTACAAGGCCAACCGATATGCGCACAGCGTAGAAATTGTAGGCCCTTCTAAAGTTGTCTACAGCCCAGACAAAGCCTTGTCCTGTGGCGCTCACGTATGGATTGAAACCCACGCTGAAGTTTTAGTGCGTGAGGAACCATGACGAATATCCGCAAGGTCTTTGGCCCGCCCGGCTCTGGTAAAACGACATACCTTCTGAACGTAGTTGACCGCGAGTTAGCGTCCGATCTGTCGCCGATGCAGATTGGTTACTTCTCTTTCACCAAGAAAGCTGCAACAGAGGCCAAGGACCGAGCGATTGCCAAGTTCCCTGCATTGAATGCCCGCACTGACTTTCCCTATTTCCGAACCCTGCATAGCTTGGCTTTTCACTGTCTTGCCGTCAAGGTGGACTACATGATGAAGCCAGAGCACTACCGCGAGTTTGCTGCACAGGCCGGCATTCAATTGAACGTGGTCCAAGAAGATGATGTGGACATGGCCAAGGCGGACAACCCCATCCTCAACGAAATCAACTTAGCCCGCATCCGCGGCTCTGACCTTCGCGAACACTACAACCAGTGCGGCCTTGACATCGAATGGCATCACTTTGAGTTTGTCGAAAGATCGTATCGTCACTACAAACGTAGCAAAGAGCTACTGGATTTCACCGATCTTTTGGAAATGATTGTGGTGCAGCCTGAGCGGCTGCCGTCTTTGGAAGTGCTGATTGTTGACGAAGCACAGGATTTGTCCCGCCTGCAGTGGCAGCTTGTCGAATCCCTCGCTAAAAAATCGAAACGGGTATTCCTCGCCGGAGACGACGATCAGGCAGTATTCACGTGGGCCGGTGCAGATGTCAAGAGCTTCTTGTCATTTGAGGGCCAGATCACCGTTCTTGATCAGTCCTACCGCGTCCCCGCTATCGTTCACAAGCTTGCTAACAAAGTTGTGCAGCAAATTAATGAGCGCCAAGAAAAGGAATGGAAGCCCCGCGACTTTGAGGGCGCTGTCATGACCTACTACCGCTTTGAGGACGTGCCAATTGATGACGGCCAATGGCTCATCATGGGGAGCACCAACTATCTTTTAAACCCTGTGCATGAATGGCTCAGAGCCTCTGGAATCCTTTTTGAGCGCTCAGGAGTACCAAGCCTTAGCCACCCTCTTTTAAAAGCCGTACAGACGTGGGAAAAGCTGCGCAAAGGGGAGTTTTTGTATGGCGATGAGATCAAAAACGTTTACAAGTATATTGGTGGGGAGTTCATTGCCCGAGGACACCGGACCTTCAAGGGTGACCCGCTGGTTGAGTACAGCATCAAGGATCTACAGAATGGCTTTGGCCTGCAGACCGATGCAATCTGGCACCAAGCCCTGTCCCGCATCAGCGAAGACAAGCGTGATTACCTGACAGCAGTTCTGCGCCGCGGAACAAAGCTCTCAACCATGGGCCGGATCAAACTGTCCACGATCCACGGAGCCAAGGGCGGGGAGGCGGATAATGTGCTGCTGCTCATGGACCTTAGCCCTAAGTTTGCGAAAGAGTATGCAACTAACGGGGATAACGTTCACCGACTCTTTTATGTGGGAATAACCCGCGCAAAAAAGACCTTGCATTTAGTTTTACCCAAACATATTGAAAAAGGCTTCAGAATATGAAAACAGTTCCACTTTTCCCCACCCCAACAGAATGGGTGGCTCCGGAAGTGTTTCCAAACCTTTCAACAGCGAAAGAGATTGCAATTGACCTTGAAACATGCGACCCCAACTTGGAATCCATGGGCCCGGGATGGGCTAGGAACGACGGTTTCGTTGTCGGCTACGCCCTTGCCGTCGATGGATGGTCTGGATATTTTCCGGTGGCGCATCATGGTGGTGGAAATCTCGACAAAAAACGAGTGGAACGATGGCTTGCGGACGTACTGGCTTACCCTTCCGATAAGGTTATGCATAACGCCGCCTATGACTTGGGGTGGCTACAAGCAAGTGGTTTTAAGGTCAACGGACGGATCATTGATACCATGCTCGCTGCCCCAATTCTTGACGAGAACCGTTTCAGCTATTCTCTCAACGCCTTGGGATTCGACTACCTCCAAGAAGCCAAGTCCGAGCAAGGGCTCAAACAAGCCGCTGCAGACTTCGGAGTCCATCCGAAAAAAGAACTTTGGAAACTACCCGCCATGTATGTGGGAGAGTACGCTGAGCAGGATGCATCGCTCACACTGAAACTCTGGCAAGCATTCAAGATCCGCATGCGTCAGGACGAAGTGGAATCGATCTTTAACCTTGAAACAGAAGCCTTCCCTGTCCTGCATCACATGACATCCCGCGGAATCCGGTTTGACCGCAACAAGTGCTCCCTTTTGATTGACAAAATGGTTGTTCGTGAAAACGAATTGCTTAAAGAAATGAAAGAGCAGGCCGGCATCAAGATTGATATCTGGGCTGCCCAATCCATTGCTGCAGCCTTTGATCGCCTTGGCATTCAATACAGCAAAACAGACAACGGCCTTCCAAGCTTTACCAAGGTTTTCTTAGAAAACCATGAGCATCCCTTGTCCAAGATGATCATTGAGGCGCGCGAGACCAACAAAACCCATAGCACCTTCCTGCAGCCGTACCTTCACTTCAGTGAAAAGACAGGGCGAATCCATCCCCACGTCAACCAAATGCGCTCAGACGATGGCGGCACCGTTACAGGACGTTTGTCCATGGCCAATCCCAATTTGCAGCAAGTGCCTGCCCGCCACGAGATTATCGGGCCCATGGTCCGCGGCCTGTTCCTTCCAGAAGATGGCGAGATGTGGGCATCAAATGACTTCTCTTCACAGGAACCACGCCTCTTGGTCCACTACGCTTCGCTCCTTGATTTGCCCGGAGCCGATACCATGGTTTCTGCTTACAAAGAAAACCCCAACACCGACTTTCACCAGATGGTTGCCGAGATGGCAGGCATTAACAGGAAAGCTGCCAAGACCATTGGCCTTGGCCTGATGTATGGCATGGGCAAGAACAAACTGGCAGCACAACTGGACCTGAACGTTACGGAAGCGTCGGAACTTATTGATAAGTTCCATCAAAATGTTCCGTTCCTAAAAGGCACCGTTAACGCCGTCATGAAACGGATTGAGCATCCCGCATCCAACGGATCCATCCGCACCCTTCTTGGCCGCAAGTGCCGGTTCCCACTTTGGGAGCCGATGGAGTGGGGCGTGAACAAAGCCCTTCCCCGTGAGCAAGCAGTCATTGAATACGGCCAACGGATCAAGCGCGCAGGCACCTACAAAGGCTTGAACCGCCTTATCCAAGGGTCAGCCGCCGACCAGACAAAGGCAGCAATGGTTGCGTTAGCGCGGGAGGGGATCATGCCCATGCTGCAGGTTCACGATGAACTGGCATTGAGCGTCAAGACAAAGGAAGAAGCGCAGCGTGCAGCAGAGATTATGGCAACGTGCGTCAATATGCAAATCCCCAGTCGGTGCGATGTGGAAGTCGGACCGAGCTGGGGTGAGGCTAAGTAATTAGCGGATGCGGCCGTTTAGGCGGTCCGCTACCAATTGCGCGTAGCCGGCAATATCTAACCAGTGATCAATCACATCAGGATTGCCGTTGATGATGCGGCCAACCTTATGCAGGATCATGTCCAGAGATTCGGCCTGATCATGTGCCAACGTCTTGTCACGATTGTTTAGAGCATTCTGTACAACACGTTTTAGCATCTGAATGACTTCAGCGCCCTCGATGAACTTGCCGTACTCCACGGCCCGAGCGTCAAGGGTTGAGTCTACCTGATCAGGGAAATCAAACATCTCAATTTCCAGTGGTGCCGGAGCAAGCGTGGCTAACTGCTCGGACCTTTTAGGGAAATTAAAGCCTGCCTTCTTCATCGTGTTACGCAAAACATAGATGGATTGCTTGGTTAAACCGAAGCGATTTGCTATCTCGTTGACCGAGGCGGCAGGATTACTCTGCATAAATGAGCGCGCTTTTGCAGTTTTTGTGTTTTTACGTTTCATATTGGACTTTCTTCATATTGCGATTGCTCGCGTTGGGTTGGTTTAGGAAACATCTTTGGGTCTAGTCTCGTGAATGGCCACCACGCCATCAACTCCTCTTGACTCAAAGCTTTTTGT